CTTTTGTCAAGACGTCATCCGGGATATCCTGGGCGACGTAGTTCCCCTGGAAGCCCTTATTGGGACTTTCTCCGGAGGTGCTTCGACATCACGTAACCGTACTTCCAGCCACCCAGCTGGTAAGTACCTCGGAAAAGCAGACGTCACCAGTTCAGCTTGGGAAGTCTTCGAGGATCTCCTCGATGATATACCAGGCTGGGACTTTATTGGGGCCCATACGGAATTCCGCGTGGTCCCTGGTAACGTTATGTTTACCGTTCCCAAGAAATCCGATATTGATCGCTGCGCTTGTAAAGAGCCAGATATCAATATGTGGCTTCAGAAGGGATTAGGTGCTTTCATCCGAGAGCGCCTGCGCGTAACTGGTATAAACCTGAACGATCAGTCGATAAACCGATCGCTCGCACGGACAGGGTCCTTTGATGGCTCTCTCGCGACGCTTGATCTCTCAAGCGCTAGCGATAGTGTCACCCGAGAACTCGTAGCTTTATTGCTACCCGTGAACTGGTTCACCATCCTCGACTCTGTTAGGAGTCGTGTCACCAATATAAATGGTGAGGAGCACAGGAACGAGATGTTCTCGTCGATGGGTAATGGCTTCACGTTCGAGTTGGAGAGTCTTCTCTTTTATACTCTTGCGCGGGCCACCGCCTATTTCCGAGGCATCAAGGGTGTCATTTCCGTCTACGGGGACGATATTATTGTCCCTACGCCACTTTACCACGATCTCGTTTGGGTACTCAAGTACTTCGGCTTCACCGTAAATTCGGATAAGTCTTGGCACGAGGGTCCCTTTCGTGAGAGCTGTGGTGGCCATTATTATGACGGTTATGACATAACCCCTTTCTACATTAAGGAACCGATTAAGACCTTGCCCGAACTCATTGACGTTGCGAATAAGCTTCGTCACTGGGCCCGGATTGGGACTTTATCGGTGCTAGATCCTTCAGTTGAGGCCATATGGCTTTGGTTGAAGAGTCTAGTTCCTCAATGCCTTTGGGGTGGTACAGATTGTACCTTCCGATACCAACTGGTTTCGCCAGACCTCGCGGTCTGTCGGATTCAGGAGGAGTCGAAAAGGTCTTCCACCGGTTACGGTGGTTATCTGCACTGGCTTAA